TGGACGAATTAGACCTCAAGCTCAAGCAACGAATAGTTATAATCCATCATTTGGCCCATCAATGGTCAGTGCTGGGAATTGACGAACTTATAAAAATACAAGACAATAATTGAAAGGAGAACCAAGTGGTTAACGAAGCTGCTCCCATTTCTCAAAGTAATATGGATGCTCCCAACGACGATCTAGATGTCGCTGAGGATACATTTATTCTTGAGGATGAAGACTCGGCAGAAGTTCTTGAGACGGAATACGCAACAAAAGATGAATTGGACAAAATGCGTCCAATGATCGGTCGTGCTACATCTGCTCTTGACCAACTTCAAAATCGTACAAATTCTATGGTGTCGCAAAATGATTTACAGACTGTGCGTCAGGAGATTAACCAACTTCGTGATTTGTTTGAATTAGGAATTCGAGACATGGCATCGGAAGATGTTATGAATGAAATCAGAAATCAACGATACGAAATTGATAAACAAACTGAACGCGAGACTTTACGATCTGAGCTACTTCAAGAACTTGGTCAATCTAACGATACAACAAACGACTCACCAGATTTAAATGAAGCAGCCTTACAAACGGCTTCAAACCAAGTAATAGCATACGCAAGGGGTAAAGGAATTGATCCTAATCTTTTGTCTGCTGATACATGGAATATGAAGCCGGGACAAACTCTAGCAGAAGCAGTTAAAGATGCTGAAGATGCTATTGATAGTATGGCTAATGAAGATACTTCTTCGGCTCGACGCTCAAAAAGAAAGAGTGCCGACCCCCAAAATGGAGCTTCGCCTTCTAGAGCAGGTGGTTCTACGTCATATCGAGGATTGAATCTTGAGAAATTGTCAAAAATGACGCAAGGCGAAATTGCTGCTCTTCCAAAAGAAGTAGTCGATAACGTTTTGCAAAAAGGAGTATAAGGAGTAATAGCTATGGCTATTGAAAATTTTATTCCTCAAATTTGGTCTGGCAGAATTCTCGAAAACTTAGATAAGGCGCATGTATTTGCGGCTCGTCTAAACCGCGATTATGAAGGAGAAATCAAGAACTTTGGTGACTCTGTGCGGATAAACAGCTTGGGAACAATAACCATTGCAGACTACGCAAAGAACGGGACTATTAATAACCCCGAGACTTTGCAAGGCTCTGACATGGTTCTTGAAATTACACAAGCTAAATACTTCAATTTCGAGATTGATGACATAGACCGATGGCAGCAGAAGCCAAAATTGATGGACGCTGCCACGAGGGAAGCTGCATATCAGATGTCTGATGCAGTAGACACATATCTAGCAAGCATTTTGCAGGCTGGATCAACAAACAATGTAACTGGCGGTGGTGGTGCGGTATTAACTATCGGCACTGGCGCTGGTGAAACAAATGCATACGTATCTCTAGTAAACGCAGGTGTTGCGCTAACTGAACAAAACGTACCTACACAGGGACGTTGGGTTGTAGTGCCGCCATGGTTTGAAGGTATGTTGCTCAAGGATGATCGATTCGTATCATACGGTACTGTTGCTAACCGAGACGACCTGAAAAATGGTAATATCGGACGTGCTGCAGGATTTGATGTATATGTATCAAACAACCTTTCTTCATTAGCTGGTGCAGGAGTTAACTTCTACATCCAGGCTGGTGTTGATATGGCTGCTACATTTGCTGAGCAACTTAACGATACTGAAGCATACCGTCCAGAATCAAGTTTCTCAGACGCTCTGAAGGGCTTGCATCTATACGGTGCTAAGGTAACTCGTCCATACGCATTGTGCTACATCTACGGCACTGAAGGTACATAGGGAGGATAGATAAATGGCTATAACAACAGTCACGGTAACTGACCTTACCCTTAATACTGAATCCGCAGATCTCAACACAGCCGCTTTAGGTACGTTAGGTACTTTAATAGTTACTGGCGCTGATGGTTTTAACGTTGACTTGAGCACTTTTGGTGATAAGAAAATAACTTTCATTTTCACTGATCAAGGTGCTGGAGGTGATGATATAACTATGGTTGCTGGTAACAGGCCCCCTTCACAGAGGGCTGATCTAGGTACAACAGTTGTCACTATGGCAGCAAGCGATACCAAAGCAGTTTGTTTTGAAAACGCACAGTTTTTAGGGCAAGGTCTTGGTTGGTCTGTAGGCAACCATGAGCAAAATATGGCAGGTACAAGTGCAGGGAACGCTACATACGTTTTAGTATTAGCTACCCCACGAGACCTCTAGTTTTGTAATAGAGTGTGGTAGGGTAGAACATACTGGGGAGTAACTACCCTGCCACATTTAATTAGGAGAAAAATATGGGTGCAAGTGATCAATTAGAAAACAGTATCATTACACGCCTGATAGATGGCAATAGCTATCTAATGAGTCCCGATGCAACATATTACGCATCTCTGCATACTGCAGACCCAGGAGACACAGGCATAAATGAACTACCTGCTACAAATGGATATGCGCGTAAGTCGTATACTACGTTAGGCGGCTGGAGTGCAGCGGCTAGTGGTTCTACATCAAATTCAGGATCAATAACATTTGCTGCCGCTTCTGGTGGCGATTGGACGCAAGCAACACATTTTGGCTTGTGGAATCACGCTACAAATACTGCTTCTGCTAACTTTATTCTTTATGGGACTTTAACAACTCCTGTAACTTGTACAGACGGTGATGCAGTACAGTTTTTAGGCGGCTCTCCTGGAGCGTTTGTTATTACCGTTACATAGGAGTAAGCGATGCCTACAGTAAACGGTCCAGACGAGATTACTACCTTAGAAGGTGGTAACGATAAAGTTTTTTATAGTAACAACTATGGAGCTATCACTGAGTTAGCGTTAGGTGCATCAGGCACAGTACTTACAAGCGCAGGTGCTACATCAGCTCCTACATGGGAAGCTATTGCAGCAGGTGGGGGTGTATGGAGCACGACATCAGGAGATGCAGTAGCCATAAGTATTGGGGACGTAGTAAATCTAAAGGCAGACGGAACTGTAATTAAAGTACAGACCAGCTATTCAACGGGGTTACAAGCGAGTAGTGGAACGACAAGTTCGCCGCTTAATGCGTATCTAAGTTTCCAAATGCAGCAAGCATATTACGCAAATGGGACTCACTGGATATCAACTAATGTGTCCTCAGGTGGTAATAAACCTGCGGTTATTCCTTGCACTATAACAGGTGGCGCTACGTCTTCTATTGCACAGGGCACAGCACAACCTATTCCTGATACTGTTGATACTAGTTACGCGTTTGCGACAATGTGGGACTCGACAGCGTCTCGCCTAGTATGTGTATATCAGGACAGTTATTCAGGGTATATTCATGGAACGATTGGCACTGTTACAGGTACAGGTTCGACAGCAACAGTAAGTTGGTCAACTAAAGTACTTGTAAATGGCGAAGGTTCAAATTTTATAGAGCTAGTTGATACAGCAGGGGCAACGGGCGGATTAACACTCATATACCGTAGAAGTTCTACTGGTGGTGTGCGTACTATCAATATGATTATGAACGGCACTTTTACTGGCTGGTCGACCCTTAATTTAAATAGCGTTACATCGTCTTGCCTACAACCAAACACGGGTAGTGCGGGAATAGCAGCACGTCGGTCATTTGCGAGTGCATTTAATACAACTGATAACACGACCTTAGCCGTCATGTGCTACAACAACTCAGTCGGAGCATTTTACACTTTTGGCCTCCAATTATCTGGTGGAACTACAGGCTATTGGACTCCCGTTGCTACCTATAACAATTCTAGTTGGGCAGGAACCACTTTTATACCATCGGGTATCAATATGATTTACGACCCGACATCGCAACGATTTTTAAGTAGCTTTGTTACAGGTAATGGTGAAACTACCTACCGCATGGTGCTTATGATGCAATCAAATACTAGCGGGAGCGTTACTCACCACGATGAAATTCATTTCAGCCCAAGCCGCGTAACGAATGGTCTCTATAACGTCACTGCTGGAGTAGGAAATAGTGGGTATTATTACGGTAATGGAGCGGGTATAGCTCGCAGTCAGACAGGTACAATCCTTGCTCTAGTTTCTCAGTCTACTACTACTGAGCTTGTGTCAGTAATCGCAACTGGTGGTGGAACTAATACAATCCGTTTATCAGGGACAGCTACCCCCACTAACTACATTAGCTCGGGTATGACTCAAGACTACTGGGCGGGTACTTTGTCAAATGGCTCACCAGATAAAGATTTTTTACAGTTTGGTACATATTGGTCTGGAACTATGTATTCATTCGCAGTGTCTGCTCAGTTGGCAACCACAAGCGTAAACCAATGGGTTGGGATTGCTAAGACGGCCACTGCTGGCTCTGGTCAGGCAATCGATGTCAATGTATTCGGTGCTATAGATGAAACCCAGACTGGACTGACTGTGGGATCTGACTACTACGTTCAGGATGATGGGACATTAGGTACAGGATATCCGGGAACTCTAGACAGAAATATTGGTCGCGCTGTAGCAGCAAACAGGCTTCTTATTGAAAACACAGGAACGGGGGCTATCTAGGATGGCTCAACTTATACGGCGCAAAGAAGACAGTATGGTGTTGTTTATGCTCGACAATTTAGACACGATTGAGCTTGATTCTGATGGGTTAAGTGTCAATCTATGCTCAACTCCAAAAGGCCAAGTAGATTTGACTGCTTCGTATGTAACCACTGCGAATTACGAGATCGTATCTGTAGCAAAAGAGCATCTTCCTCATAGATTTTATGGAGAAGAAGTTGATAAATGGGACGGTACAACATGGACTCAAGACGCTGATGCCTTAACGGGTTTTCGTGCAAACGATTCATGGCATGAACCACAACCGCATAACTTGATTTAGGAGCCAGGAATGCCTACTGTAAATGGCCCAGATGAAATTACTACCCTAACAGGTACTGCTGATAAAGTTATTTATCTTAACAACTCTGGTGACGTAACTGAACTTGCATTAGGGGCGGCAAGTACAGTTTTGACTTCGCAAGGGACAACATCAGCACCTACGTTTTCTGCTCCAGCGGCGGGCGGTGCATGGACATTAGAGGGTTCTATTACAGTTGAGCAAACCACCACCAGCACGAGCGACGTAGTAATTGCTACTATCAGCGGTCTGAATATTCCTGCGGGTAAGCCAATAATGATTATCGGCCAAACGAGAAACAGCGGTGGGACGGCTACGGGTACGTTTTTTCTTGGAGTAAATGGGACGGCTATTGGCAACTCGTCAAATGCTCAATATTGTTATGCAGGCACAATGTTTTCTTCGGGGACAAGTTCTGCGAGTACATCATGGATATATTTTGGGCCGCGTGGGTCTGATTACACCGCGCAATATAACAACGCTATTGGGTGGACATATCGTGATAACACGTATTACGAATGCAATAGAATCACTACTGCAGCGGCGCTCCCGACTGCGGCCATAACGAGCATCGATATTCGGGGTAAGACAGATAACGCGGCAGTAGCGGCAGTCGTGGGGCCAACTTATGTCTATTCAATGGCGATTTCGTAAGGAGTTAACCAATGAGATATTTTAGACAAAAAGTAGACTCAAAATATGTGACTGACCATAACGGAATACTTATAGAAAATAACACACCAACTACACCAGCAGAAGTTCAAGTTGCTGATATGGAAGCGGCTTTGGGCTTGCCAGAAGGAACACTCGAAGCGGTAGAGTATAACTCAGCGCCGAGTCCATTGGGGGCGATAGCACTTCCGCAACCAACACGGGCGTGGAATGATAATGATCGAAACGAACGAAATAAGAAACTTATTGATTCAGACTGGACACAAGCAAATGATAGTCCCTTATCATCTAGTAAGAAGGATGAATGGAAAACATATCGGCAGTCGCTTCGAGATCTACCTGTTAATGAAACAAATGTCATAAAAATGACGTGGCCGACAGAACCAAGTTAGGAAAAGCATATGCCATTAGTAGTACAATACTCTGGAACATTAACCACTGATGGAACTGAGCAAACTTTAGATACGTCTACGTTCGTAGGTGTGCATGTTGTGCAAATTGATCTATCTGCAATGCAAGCTGGTGATTCTGTACGGCTTAGAACAAAAACAAAAGTACTGACGGGTAGTGCTGTAGCAATATTTATTGAGCAAACATTCTCAGGTGTACAGACTGAACCAATTATTCAAACAGAACCAGTAACATCTCCGTTTTCATTTACAGCAACGCTAGAACGTACTGGTGGTAGTGACAGATCGTATCCGTGGTCTATTAACTCAGTCTAGGAGCAGCAATGTCACTATCGTCTACTTTATTATTAGCAACGGGAGCGTTTGTTCCAGCTTCTGGAACGGCTGGTATTGCAGTTAATGCAACTGGTGATGCTCATTTGTTTGAAATAATACCAGCAGCAGGAACTGCTACTATAGCAATAGCAACGACGGGAGCACTTCAATTGGTTTATCCAGCAGCAGGAAACGCAGGAATAACTATTAACGCGACGGCATCGCTACAAACAGTTGGTGCAAGACTCATGGCTAAGTGCTACGTATCACAAATACCTGAAAGTTCAGGCGATAACGTCTATGCACCTGTACAACACATTACAATGCGACGTGGCGACAACCTTATTTTGTACCTACGATTTAGAGATTTGCGAGACAATGTATACCCATTAACTACTGCAGGTAATCTTGCTTCTATTTGGTTTACGGTTAAGGCTCGTTACAGTGAGCCTGATTCTGGGGCGTTAGTACAACGCACAGTAGGTGATGGCATTTATGTTACTGACGGGCCAAATGGCGAAGCACAGGTGGTATTAACCCATGCTGAGACTTCTATACTAGGTGCGCGAGAGTACGATTATGTCTGGGATGTACAAATTAAACGCGATTTGTACGGTTCAGAGTCTATTATTTCCACAGCTAATGAAGGTACAATGACTGTAAATCCAGATGTCACTATTGATGTTGCTACGCATGTTGAGGTGTCGTCATGAGTATGCTTGGTATAGACGTGCTACATGGGTTTTCTAAGTTTATTGGAGATTATTGGGTCGGTGAAACTACTGCTACAGGCACTACTACCACGATGGTTGATAATAAGCTTGGCCGTTTTGGTGACGATTCCATTGTCGATTTTTATTTACGTCCTATACAAGATACTAATATCTATGAAGTAAGACGGTTAGATAGTTTTATTTCCAGTAGTGGCACAATGACATTTAGCCCTGCGTATACTATTACACCGCAGATTTACCAGAAGTATGAGCTACATAGGTACGACCCTGCTATTAAATACCAATGTATTGACGAAGCCAGGTATAGAGTTATCGATGATCTGTTTAAGATTGTGTATGACGATACACTTACTGGTGATGGATACAGTTCGAGTTTTAATATACCTCCTGCAATTAGGCAAGGCCCTGTCCGGGTCTTTGAAGAAAGCCCTATGGACACTGATACAAGTTGGAATCTCCTTTCTACTGCTAATATTGATGCTCTAACTAATTGGACTCCAGTTAACTTTACAGCCACACTAGAATCAGACAGTACTTCAGATGTAACAGTACCTAAATACAGAGATAGCTGTACTCGTTTGTACACCACAGGCAGTGCTGTAGCCACTTACACTCAAGATGTAGCTAATATGTCTAGTGTCACAGCTAGTAGCGCAGCAGGTCGTAAAATGACATTCGGTGTTTGGGTATACTATCGAGGCTTTCCTAACGCTCAGAGCGTGTATGCGTCGATTACGAGCGATTCATCTGATGCTATCATCTCACAAATGCATACAGGTAATGGATGGGAGCTTTTAATTGCAGAAGGAGACATCGAAGGGAAAAATAGCACTGCGTTATCAGTCACAATTACGGCGGAAACTGATAGTCAGGGAACTGTCTTATTTGCTGAAAGAGCTTGGTTCTATTTTGGTGACAGTAGCCGTATTACAGATCGTTACAACCACCTTATGGGCAGGGAAGTCAGGCGTGACGACGTTATTCAAAAAGTATATTTAAACTTTGTTCCTGGGTCTGGTCACCAATTACGTCTTGAAGGACGCGATTACATTAGTAGTCTAGGTACAGGGACTGCACAGAATACAAGACGTACAGAGGTTGATGGTGCAAGTGCGCAAATATTGTATGCATCTGCAGCGCAAATTTTATTTGAACGTGAAGGCATGAGTGCTGAATCGATGGAACAATTACAAACTCGAATTGCTCTTGCTGATAGGAGAAAAAGTGAGGTACGCGACCGTATAGTAATGCCATTTGCTCCATCAGTTAAGAGCGCATATGGCTAAGTCTTCAAATCGTGGTACGTATGATGTATTTTTTGAAGTTGATGGTGACAAAATTGGCTTTAATTTAGCTAGTAGTGAAACTGGTGCAGTAGGTTATGGCACAGGATTAGCTCCAGCTATAGCGCCTCGAGTAGATAATCAAGCGTTTACTTTTAGTTCTGTTCCTCCTGAGATTAAAGTACCTATTACTTTTGAAAACTGGTCAGGTGGCGTAGGGTATCCTGTAGCAGATACAAATCAACCTTTAGTATATAACTATGGAATACGAGTAGACGGCTCAACTCCAGGTATTTTAAGCCGAGTACCAACAAAAAAATATTACTACCCATCAACATATCCAACTACAGACTTTGGTTTACAAGAGTGGGTTCCTCCCGGATTTGGTCGTGTTAAGCACACCAGTCAGGGCACATTTCTTTTAGCTGGAGATATTTATAAATGGAATTCAGGTAACAATAATTGGAATTTGTCTTATACCACTCCAACAGGCGGTACTAGTGGCAGGAAAGATGATTTGCCGCTTGATATTATTGAGTTTAATGGTCATGTGTTTATTACCCTTGTTGATTTTTGGGGAGTTACTAACACAGCTAGAACAAGTACAAACTATGTATATACAAATGACGGTGGTGCTACGTGGACACTAGCTAGTAGCGGAGGAATAGCACAGCGAGATTTTTTATATTTTGCAATAAAAGGTCAAACTTCTGGTAATCCTATTCTGTACGGAATAAATGCTAATGGTGAATTGCGAAACAACGCAACAGGTATTGCAGTATGGTCAGCAGCTGTTCAAGTTGGAGAAACTACTGAAACTATAACTGGATTACTTGAACACAATGACACAATTTATGTGTTTAAGACAAACGGTATTTACAAATTAAACAGTGCAGGTACAGGTACTGAAGATGTCTGGATTGGTGCTAAAGAAGTAGACAATCTTACTAACGGAAACTCTCCTGTTCTTTATCGTGATGGAAACATCTACTGTGCATACGATGGGTACTTAGTCCAATTTAATCCTGCGACTAATTCGTTAGCGCAAATCTTTCCTGTGCAGGCAAACGACTTTTACAGTGGACAAATTAACTCAATCACTACTGATGGTGAATGGCTGTACTTTGGCTTTGAAGTTGATTGGTCATACGGTGAAACATATGTCGAAGGAAGTTATACCTATAATAGCAATTATTACGCACACATATTAAAAGGTGATCCTAATATTGGCGGGTTTCACCCCATTGGTCTAACTACTCGTGGAAATTTACGCAACTTAAGTGTCACTCCTATTGGTTCAACGCATGGCGAGAACCAACAATTACATGTAATTCAAACAGTTAATCGAGTAACCACAGCATCTGCTTTAAGTTATGGATGGGGAAACATTTGGGATGGGTATCTTACGTTACCACGTCCCGGAGAAGATTTTAGCACTGATACGAATGTTTCTGACAATGTACTTACTTATAACTCATATGTATGGGGACCGTGGGTAGATTTAAATGCAGTCAACATTGATAAATACATTGCATCAGTACAAACGATTGTAGATAATGCAAGCTGGAGTTCGTGGTGGAATTTGTATTGGCAGTTTGATTACGGTGTATACGACCGTGTACTTGGAGCAAGTGGTGGTGGGCAGCAATGGGTTAATTTAAATACAGGTAGTCCATACACAGATTACTACGCAGCATTAACAGAACCTGTAATGATTGAACCTAATGATGGTAATGTAATGGAAGGTGCATCGTTAGAGCGATGGCGTTCAGTGCGATATGTGCTAGAAGGTTTTAATGAGTCTGCTACATCAGCTAACGCATCGCAGCCACGTTCCATAGCAATGGAAGCTGCTGTATTACCTCAACGTGTACGTACCTGGAGTATGCAAGTAGAAGTATCTGACGGATTAGAATTGCGCGGTGGTGGTAAGCAGCGCGATGGATATATTAGACAACGTAACTTTTTATTTGATTCTCCTGCAAAGCAAATGACATATTATGATCGTGATGGTCAAAACTACGTAGTTAAAATACAAGACATTCAATCTGTTGCTACTCGTAGAGGTGAAGAAAGTGATTATGAAATATTTAGTATTACATTAAGTGAATTAGTTCCAAACACGATAACAACTCCGTTATTCTATTGGGGTAATGGTTCATGGAACCGTGGACAGAGATACAATGTATAAGGAGTTATTATGGGCGCATCATATTCAGGAATAACAGATGTTACAGCTGGTAGTGTCGCTACAGTAGGTAACTTGAATCAATATAAAGAAGTATTAGAAGGTTCAAGAGA